CGTTTTACCTGGGGGGCATAAGTTGTAGCAGCTGCAGGATTATACTTTGCACGGGGGATGTTAACTGATTCCTTACGTGCTTCATTAGCAAGTGCTTTCAANTTATTGGAATGATCTGCATAGAGCCTNTCCATACGAGTGCCGACACCATCACCAGACAATAAGGTATGCGCATCATCTGTGTTTGCCAACTTGGCCACTTTAACCATACGGGGTTTTCCAGTACGGAAATCAGTTTCACCAGTGGGTACAAATACACGCTTACCTGTTTCCCTGTCAATAGCGCCGCCTTGTCCAGCAGGGCGGGCTTTTCTGGCAGGCACTTCTGTCTTGGCGGTAGCTCTAGAAATAAGAGTGCCGGCTCCAGCTCTAGGGCCGCCTTGATACTCCTCTTTCAGTTTCGCAATCCCATTATCAATGGCTGATTGTTTGTAATTAAGGTCATGCTTTTGTGCATCAATAACAACCATTGAATGACGAACGGCTCTCACTAGGTGCTCTCGAGATGCACCTTTCAGAGTCATGTCAGTAATCAGATTGGAGATATCACCCATCTGAATACCCTTTTCAAGATCTGTCATCTTCTTCATTCCTTCATACCCCTTGTATTGGGTACGAGGATTAAAGTCACGAAGACCTTCAAGGGCAGGAGTAGATTTGATTTTACCAGTACCATTTGGAATAACAAGAACCGTGTCACCGTCAAAGTCGGCTCCAGAGAGACGCTCTGCTACAGAGTGGTGAATACCAACTGCATCTCGAGCGGATCCAAGAAGACGCTTTGCTTCGGGTTGATTATTGTTAACCGTTAGTTCTGGAATTTCAAAGGTACCAGCATGGGGGAAACGAATAAGCACAACTCGTTCACCATTCTGGTAGCCAGGTGCATAAACTTGATTTGGCGACATTGAGCTAATTGGTAATATAGCGTGCCAGCCTTGATTGGTGTTGAGGGCAGCTGCTTCCAAATGAACTGCTGAAGAATCGGTTTCATCACCAAACTTCTCAAGAAGCGACTTCTTAATGGTTGGGTTAGTCAACGATTTAAGTTCTTTGAATTCCTTCAACTTCTGTTGGTATGTCACATCTAATTGTTGTCTGGCCAAAGCAGGACTCTGTTTAGACAACATCTGTGTAGATATGGTTTTAGACCAACCTCTCCAATCACCTTGTTCATGCACAATATTCATTGCTGAAGAGATCTTTCCTGTTCTAGGATTGATCAAAGGCTTACCTTGAATATCGGTTGAAGGATGAACAGTTGCACCAAATGGTCGATCTGGATCATCTTCGATTTTCTTCAAAGCATCAAGTTTGTTGCCAGTGCTTTCTTTGTTGGTATTGAACTGCAAATCAATACCTTCAGGAAGATTATCCTTATACATGGCCATACCTTTAAGGTAGTGACCATTACCAACCGCAATCCTGACTTGAGCATACTGAGACTTTCCCATAGAAACATCAGGAACGCCAGGACGAACGTAAATAACGCCATCTGCTTTGGACCCACCTTGAGATCCATAAACAACGTCTACTCTTTTTGGGTTGATCTTGATTGGGGGTTCATTTCCAGTAATTCCATTGTACGTCTTACCACCATCATCAGAATATTCCATAATCTGACGAATTTGGTGTTTGTTACGTACAGCATCACCCCATTGNGTGCCNGGAGGATATAAAGCCTTGACCTTAGTAACCTCGCCAGTACCCAATTGAGTTACTGGAATATTGTGAACTTGATATCCTTCTTCTCTCAACATTGCAACAGCAGTATTGAGTTTAGTGTCGGAAACGCCAAGATGATTGGAAACACCCTTACCTACGTCAACACCCCAAGGCTTTTCAGCAACGTGGGCTTTGAGCATCTTTGCTGTACCAATCAGTTCTTCNTTTCTTTCCTTAACTCCATCCGCAAGAAGCGCTCGAACTTGGGATTCGCCAATTCCAAGTTGTTGTCCAATAGCAACTTTACCCATACCCTTAGCTCTAAGTTTTTCAACATTAGAAATAAGAGCGGCACGTTGTTCATTTCGTGCAATAGATCTAGCTGCTCTCAAAGCGGTAGTTGAGGTTTTACCGAATTCATTACGAATATCAAATGCTTCACAGATCTGCACATCAGTGAAACCCTTACGCTTCAAATCATCTACATGATCAAGAAACGATTTGTTTCGCTGATTTTGCGTTTTTCCGGAACCCCAAGGATATCGACCACTCTTACGAAGAATGCCATAGTGTGCCAAATATTCAGATTCGTCAATTATCATTTAACACCCTCCTCACGCACGGCGAACGAAATAGAAGATAAGAACAATCACTAGAATAAGTAGTGCAAGTCCGAGCCAACCCATAATACACCTCCTTATGAATCTTCCTTCATCATCTCAATCTGTTGATCGAAATAAATGATTTTGTCCATGATATACAAGATCCGTTCAGGATCAGGATGTGAAACTCNNACTTCATCGTTTTGGTANATGCGAAGCTCGATTTCAATATCATAGGGAGATACACCATACTCTAAACAGAATAAAGCGGCGTAAACCTCAAGTTGTTTGTCTGACGTTTGGGTAAGACCAGTTTTAAGGTCGTGAATTCTAAGAGTCTTTCTTCGGAACGAGATTGTGTCTGCAGTACCAAAAGCATTGTCAGAATAAAACAGAGGTTGTTCAACTTCCATCTTATAACCAATGCCATCAGTCACATACATACTCAATGTTTTGTTAGCAGTAGAAAGTTTCACTCCAAGACGAATTGCTTGATGCGCCAATTCATGAAGTGAAGTACCTCTGGCTGCAGCACGGGCGGCTGTCCATCTAGCTTCTAACTTTGCTTCGTCGTAGTTGATCCAATGATAACTACTTGGACTTAGAAATGCGTGTTTACCTTCTAGGGCAGAGTGTCTGTTGAAGATCATAGAATATCACGTCCTCATTGTCTGGATAAATGAAAGCGCAATAGGACATGTTGTCGAACATCTCTACATAGTAAGACTGATTAGGTTCTGTATCGGATTCAGCTGAAAGCTTCACTTCTAACATTGCCCATTGCGTCTCGTAGAGAATCAATAGATCTGGATATCCTTGCACATAGCGGGGGTCTAGGCGAATAACAATGCAACCGGGGAACTCATTTGCTAAACGTCTCATTACGGATGCTTGGTATTTTGTTTCTGCCTTCATTATAACCTCCAAAATGCAAGAATTAAATACCGTGTTTAAACGGCACTCTCCTCTATTACATCATGTGTTTTGCGTGCGGTGGTGTACTTATTCGTGAAAAGCGAACACATTGCGTGTTGGCCAGCATTCCTCTTTGGACATAATCGATCGCATGATGTCTTTTACTAACAGAACATTAGATACTGCTGCATCGATCACAGTGTCATGCCATTGTTGCGTAGTAAGATCATACACTGGTCCACGTTTATTGTTCGTGCTAGCTTCGATGAACTGCTTTCTGTATGCATAAGCAAACCATCGAGGACGCCAAATCAAATTATCCCTTCTGTTGTTGTGTGGATCTCCGTCAATATGAACAGGCGTGTCCATCATCTCACTACGTCCCGGCACGAATGCTTCTGCAACCAACACAGCTACACTTCTTGTATGTTGAACTCCTCCGAACATTAATCCAACTTTGACAATGCCTCTTGCGTTAATACTCGTCTTCAACGAGCGATACGTTTCCGTGTTCCTGACTCGCCCATGTGTACTAATAGCGTATGTCGGAAACTCGGGAATTTGGCTCCATAATTCTTGCATTGATCATCCTCTCTAAAAACAAGTACACGCCTTGCGAAAACCGCAAAAAAGTTTTTTAAAAAAACATACTTGGTACTTATTATTTATTTTGATCGCGCGTAGGGTTGTAATCTGTAAATTAGGTACCAAGTGTACTTATTTAAAAAAGTTTTTTCGAGTTTTCGTCAAGGGTGTACTTGTTTCTTCAGCTTCGTCTCAAAATTATCTCCACAAGGCCTCAATATTACTATCGCCCCAGCTCAGAGCCATAAGTAAGTACACCCTCGTTTTCTAATTATGACATCCAAGTAGTCTGAAAAAACAAGTACACCATACCAAAATTTTAATCAATTCCAATTTTCTTTGTACCACTCGAGCTCATTGAAGCTCTTTTTGTTACCCAAAACCGACCTAATGGCACGGTCAATTATCGAGTTAGACCACAGCACATAGTAGTACAAATCTTTGAATGGTGTGTCCATTCTGTCAATTCTGCCTTGCGCTTGTATGAAATTCTTGTAAGAATAGGTCAAAGAATAGAAACACATAGCATTAGTTTCAGTGCAATTCCACCCCTCTGCGCCTGACTGATACTGAACTAAATATACCCATTTGTCGGCGTTGGGGATTAGTTCGTGGCGGTGACCATTCCATTCCGCAACTTGCACACCTAGTTGGCCCAGGGATCGCAATATCTCCAACTCGTAGTCGAAGTTGTAAAAGACAACTAAACGAGAGGTCTCTTGTAGAAGAGAAGTGACAGCAGTTAACCGTGATGCATCCGTGTTGACAAGCTTTCTCATTATCCGGAAAAGATCGCTTACATCCTTGACTGGTCTCTTCTCGAATGGGTTCCATCTATCTACAACCACCTTTCTAAATAATTCATGATCGTAATTTACTTCTTGCCATTTAATATGTCTTTCTGCCGGACTGATGTATGGCATCTCTACCAGAATCATGTTCCGGTATTTCTCCAAAGTAGGTATGTCAAGATATCGCACGACTCTTGGGAAGCGTGAGAATGGCGCATACATGACATGCTCAACCTTGAACTGGGTAATGTTCTTGTACAGATTGTTGGCAATGAATACAGGAGCGTAATCCAACCACGTGTCGCCTGGCGTAGCACTAAGTAGGAGCCAATGGTTCTTCTTAGCAATCTTCAAGAAGGCTTTGACCCACGACCCATATCCGACCACTCGTTGCTCATCGAAGATGAAAAAGGCGTCTTCGATATCCACATACTTGCCAATATTATTCCACGAATCGACGTTGAGGACGCCAGCAGTTGTTGTATCTCTACTGGTACCGACGGCGACACGCATCGCTTCTTTTTCCCAGTCGAGGGAATCTCGTTTCTTTGCTGTTGTGATGACGTAGACATTTCTAGGTGCCTCCTTCTCAATATAGTAGTGCATCACCGTAGCTGACTTCCCACTACCGACTCCACCCCATAATATCTTTCCATTACTTAACTGGTCGATAGCTCTTCTCTGATGGTCCATCAGCTCCATTACTCACCTCCTAGATTATGTGTATCGCAATTCAGCCAATAATTTTGCCTCACTAGCCACCATATGACATTCTAAACAATAACCGCCTTCGGTCCTAGGACATACCTTAAGATCACATAGTTTCTGTCCATTTGGCCACGCCCAAGCAAGCTCGAGAATAACGTACGAGTCATTAACAACAAGCGGATAATGAGCAACTAAATCATTGTCGTTTCTATCTTTGAACTTTACACACATATTACACATTA